CTGTTTTAAGTCTTATACGTGCTTCAACAGATTGTAAATATTGGTCAATTACTTTTGGATTATTAGTAATTCCTTTCCATCTTCCACCACCCCAATCAGCTAAATCTTGCCTAGCTTTAGCACCATCTTTAGAAAATATCCAAGCAGTTAATTCATCAGAACCATAACCAAATTCTGCTACTTTCCTAGATATTACATCATTTCTTAATTGTAATAATTCCATTCTTACGCCTTCAACATAATCTTTAATATTTGCTTCATCTTTTTTACGCATAATATAATTCATGCCTTTAATTCTTTTTTGTTCTCTACCTTGCATTCCAGCTAAATTAAATGTTTTTTGTGTAGCTTCTAAATATTCATAACTATGCATAAGTCTTATAGCGTCAACATTTTCATCTGACCATTTCATATAAGCTTCTTCTTTAGTTAATCCTTTATCTAACCATTTTTTTAATTTTCCAGATTTAAATACTTCATCTATACTTGCAGCTTTTATTCCTTGGCTTCTAGCTGCTTTACCAGATGAAACCCATTGAATATAATGTATAGGATGGTTAAAGAATCCATCAAGGCCTGCAGCAACTACACGCATTTGTTCTTCCATAAATACCCTTGTAAAGAAAGCACCTCTTAAAAGTACAAATGGTTTAAATAATTTTCTTGTGTAAAAATCAGCAAGCATTGTAAAAGCATCTTCGTTTAATTTACTTGTTCCTATATATCCATTTGAATATGGATTAGGTGCATCTACATCATCCCAAAAATGATAATTATATTTTATCCATCTACCAACATTTTTACTATTTTCCCATGCAGCTTGTAATCCAGAATTTGCACTTTCTAATTCATTCCAAGCATTACCATATGCACGTCTAATTAATCTGTAATCTATAAATGGTTGTATATTATCTGCAAATTCAGAAAACAAATGAGCTGAACCTATATCAATACCGTATGTCTCACCTTTATAATCTTGCCAAATCATTCTTTCAGTTTTGGTATATTTATTTCCTATATGAGGCATAGATATAGCTTCATCTCCATAACCAGCTACAAAATATGCAGTAGCTTGTTCCATTGTAGTATTATACATTTTTGCAAAAGCTCTCATAACTGGTTGCCATTGTCCACCTAATACTCTTACTCTATTTACATCTCTTACGTTTTGGTCAAACATAAATTTAGAAACTTGTCGTTTTTTTCTAAAATCTATTTTCCAAAATTCTTTTGTTATTTTTGCCATTTCATCTATTGAATAACCAACTGTTTGTAAATGTGAAACTAATTGGTCATAAGCTGCATTTTTATTTAAACCTTTAATTCCAAAATCTGGTACTGCACTCATTAAACTTCTAAAGTATGGGTCTGAGTTATTATAAAAAGCAGATGAAAAACCTAAATATCTTTCAAATTCTGGACCTGACTTAACATCAGTAATACCTATTTTGTTTAATGCTTCTTGTAATCTTTCTTTTATAAGTTTTGTTTCTGTTTGTATTGATTGAGGACCTATAACAAGTTCATCTGTAGATTTAGGCCTTACTAATTTTATTTGTGGCTTTGCAAATCCTTGCCCTTTAGTAAATGTTCTAATAGCACCTATAGCTTTAATAGGAGCGCCAGGTAATGCTTTTAATCCAGCAAGTCCTGCTCCTAATGTTCTTGTAGTTACTCTAGCTGGTATTCTTAATGCACTTCCTAAATATCCACCAATACTTCTAAATGCAGCATCTTCTTTACCTAATACAGAATAAGTTTTTCTAGCAACTCTTTGCATTACTGTTGGGTCTGGTAAATTACCTAATTTTTTAGCTTTGTATGCATTTTCAATTAATATTTTATTTGTTAAAAATGAAGCACCTTTAGGTAACATTTTGTTAGGTAAATAATCTCTTGGTACTTTACCTCCTACATAAACACCTTCATCTATTAATTTACCAAATGTATCTCTAACACCATCAACACCTTTCTTTTGTGCAACACGAATTAATTTTTGTCTTGTACTTGGTTGTAAATTTTTATAAACAGGATTTGTATCCATTAATGTTCTTGCTGTATCTGCATTTTTTGCAACTTCATCAACTAAAGGTCTATAAACTTTTTCAATCATAAAAGGCCTGTTAAGCATTTCATCTTTAGTTTCTCTAAATATTTTAGGCATTAGGTTATTAGCTAAATATTTTTTCTTAACAGTTCTTTCAACTTGACTAGCTTTTCTTTTGTTTCTATAACCTTTCCATATTCCTACATGGTCAAGAACATCTTCAGCAGTATCACCAGGTTTAGTACCGTCTATCTTTGGTCCTATATCATCAAGTATTTGTTTTGAATCATCTAGTGGTGAGTTATTTGAAACTTTACCTGCTCTATTAATATCAATTATTTTTGTTGATTCATCTAATAAAGGATTAATTTGTCTTAATCCTCTAAATGCTTTTCCTATTTGTGTAAACCCTTTGGCACCAAAATATTCTTCAATAGCCATAGCACCAAAATCTATACTTCCAGATAAAAAGTTATATGCACCTGAACCTGGTTTAGTAAATAAAGAAGCTTGATATCTTCCAGGAGAAAATAATATTCTTTGTTGGTCTTCATTGTCATATACAGATTTTTGTTGAAATGCCCAACCACCTTTTCCATATTTTGTATTTGAAGTAAATGAAGCAGTTAAACCAGCAGATTTTCTACCTGCAAAAAAATGTATTCTTGAAGGATTATCTAAACTTGTATAATGTTGTTCACCATTTTCATCATAAGCTTTTAATGGTCTACCTACTTTGCTATAAAATAATTCTTTAGCTTGTTGTTCTGAAAAACCATACTCTGTAATTAATTCTTGATACCTTGGGTCATTTTCTGGTTTTAATGTTTCCATACGCATCCAGTGGTCCCTATTAAAGTTAATAGGTCTACCTGCGTACATTTCTTTCCACATAGCTCTAAATACTGTTTCACCACCCATATCGTGAGCTTCTTTAAACATACCTACAAGTTTTTTCAATGCACCTCTTGCATCTACTTTTTCACCAATACCATCAACTTGAGTAAAACTAACATCAATAGCTAATGCATCTTGTGCTTCTTGTTTTGTAGCTCCTTGTCTAATTTTTCTATCATAAAGAATTAAATCTCTTAAATATGCTTGAGACCTACCTACAGGCATTCCTCCCCATAACATAGGAGCCATACCTAAAAGACCACCAGTCCATTTACCTCTTAAACCAAAATTTTGCCAAAAAGCATCATAAGCTTGTGCAGCCCAAACACCATATTGTATATCTCCTGGTTTAGCTCCACCTGGTGATAATCCCATAGTCCAAAAATCAATTGGTTTAATATGCATAGTATTTTCAAAATCACCACCATTTTTATAATGGTCTTCAGTTAATTTATCCCATAACTCTGATTGTTCTTGAACATTAGATAAAGAAACTTCTTCTACAATATCTTGTACAGCTTCGTTTTGTGCTGCATTAGGTACAGTAAAAGCAATTTCTTTAGCTAACGTTTTAGGTAATGCTGGATAAGCAGTTGTAGTATCAATTAAGTTATCTGCTATAGCTTCTCCTTCAGGAGTTTTAAATATTTGTTGCCAGACTTTATATTGTTTATTTAAAGATTCTATTGCAAATAATGCATCCCTTTCCATAAAAGGGTCTTGAAAAAGGAAACCCATTAAACGCTCCTAGTATTTATTAACTCCGCTATAACTGGGTGTGGGTTAACAGAATACAAAGCTGCAAGAATAATATCGGTTTCATCTTCTAATTGGTCAACAGGTCCAGTTCCTGGTCCGAAAGCAGCTCCTTGACTAATAGGTTCTTGTGGTCTTTCTGTTGGAGCAAAAACATTAGGTCTTGCTGGTTGGTCCATTGGAAATGGAGCATTAGCTCCTCCTGAATCTCCTAATGGAGCAGCAGCTTGTTGTGCAAGTAATTGTGTTTGTTGTCCATATGGCATATCAGGTATTCTAACTTCTGGTTGTTTCCCATCAGTTCTCTGACTTAATGCACCTGGACCACTAACAGCAGCTGGTTGTGATGGCTTTCTGTATCCACCTCTACCTCTTTTTTTAGCCATAGTAATCATCCTTTATCATTATTATTATTCCTGGAGCAGGATTGATAATTGTAAATGCTTGGTTTCTAAAAGGGTCAAACAAGTTAACCTCTTCTTCATCCATTTCATCAACAATACCAAAATTGCTTTCGATTATATTCCAAAAATTAAGTTCTGTATCTTCCATATCCATTACATACCACCGCCTAATGCTTGAGCTACGCTTGGTGGGCCTGCTTGTTCTTGCATCATTTGTTGTTCTATGATTGCTTGTTCTGCAGGTGGTAATTGTGGTTCTTGTGGTGTGTAGAACATTTTAAGTATATCTGTCATTTCACCTGGATATTCATAAATAGCTATAACAGCCATAGTTGCAGCCATATCACCTTGAGCTGACCTAGCTAATACAGATTCAAATAAAACATTTTCAGCTTTATTTTTTCTAATACGTTCTTGTACTTTAGCTATATTATCAAGACCATCAATATTATCTTGTAACGTTTCTGTGTCTATAACACCAGCTTGTAACAATTGCAAACCAGTAACAATTTTTTGTGGTTCATCAAATCCGGCCATAACACCATAAACACGTCTTGTTCTATATTCACCTGCAATATCTGATAATGGTGCATAATTTTCAGAGAAACTTGTACCTGCGTAAAAACCTGTTATAGGTTTCTTTTGTAATTCTGGGAATTGAGCAGCTAATAAAGTATCCATCTCTAATCTTTTAGCATCCATTTGTTGCAAACCGTGTTTAACTATTTCTCTATATTCATTAATCATTAATGACATAGTGCTATTTAATTCTGATAAACCTGCTCCTGTAACAAATGAATTAGGTGATTGGCTATCGTCAGTAACTGGATAACCACCTACCATACGCAATTGTCTTTCTAATCTATCTACTTGTTGAAATAATTGATAAGGTATATTGTTTTGTGGTTTAGAAACTTGTGTACCTGGTGCTAAATAGTTAACAGCAAATCTACCTTTTCTGTATTGGCCTGATTCTAATTCACCAGATATGTTTGTTTCTGTAAATACTGAGTCTTCCATAGCTATAGCTGACATA